CGCAAACTCATAAAGATCAGATAAGTCATCAATCCTTATCATAGTCTCATCTTCCAAGTTATACTCCTGAGACATCAGTATCCCCATCCCAACTTCGTTTATTTCATTAACCACATCTGAACTGTCATCTACAAACACGTCCATTCCAAGTTTTTTATACAACTCGACCTTCTTTCCATTAGTTGCAAAGTGAACATCAGAATACATAAATCCCCACTCTTCCAACCATCTTCCAGTAACCAGTATAGCAGACTCTTTGGCCCTAGAAGTCACAAAATGAACCTCATGCCCTTTGCCGAACAAATCATTGACGACATGCCACGCAGTCCTTATTGGTTTCATATTCAACCAAAATGGACGCCCCTCAAGAACCGACTCATACTCATCCGGTAGATCATCATAGTACAGCACCAGTTCCCGATCACTTACATCAAGTTCTAAATCGTCAGCAAGACCTCTTGCGCCAGCAAGAAAATCACACACAACACCATCTATATCTAATCCATAGTTCATGTTAAATGCCACAGGGAGAGAGGCGACTGCCCCTCTCCCCTAGCAAACCTACTTTCTACCAGTCACTGGCAGGAGCGCTTGCACGCTCGCCAGTGGTCAGATAAGTCTCCTGCTCACTATAAGGAAGAGACATGTACATACCATTCAGATCATGCAACGCCAAGGCAGTAACTGCCTCAGGCTCGTCAGCAATCTCCAACGGGATAAGAGTATAGTTAGTGTCCGAAGCACCAGATCCAGTACGTGCATACTTGTAATACCGATCCGTAATGGTTCCAAACTCCTTAGCATACTCAATCAATGTAAGCCCAATGTGCCTCTGGTTGAATGTCGTATCCACAACCCTAGGCTCCCAATTTCCAGGCTCAACCTCAACTGCAACATTAATCAAAAGATGCGGACGAGGCTTCCACCTGCCATTAGACGTAGCCTGCTCAGTACCCCAGCAGCGATATCCATGCTGCTCGCTCTGAGCAGTAGAAGCAACCTTCCATTTCCAATTGATTACCGACGTAACAACATTGGTTGTCATAGCCGTTCCAGCCTCAGAATCAAAATTGGTAGAATCCTCAGTCAGTTCCTGACGGAACCTGATCTTGAAAGACTCGCCATCCTTAAGACTGAAATACTTCTTAGCGCCACCACTAGTCGATGATGCACCAATCTGTTTTTCCATTTCCTGTAACGATGTAAATGTTTTCACTTTTTCTCCTTGTTATTTTATAGTTTAATTTTACTGTTACTAACAGCGTCTGAAATCTCAGAAGCTGTCATGTCACCGGGATCGCCACGCCCATCGGGACACTCTGCCCAACGCACACGCCGTCCACGGCATGACACCATTATATCATGTCCCATCGCCTGACCCGCCTCGTCAGCGTCAGGAAATGCAATAATTTCATCAAAATACTTTCTGATCAGACCGTACTGATGCTCAGAAATCTTAGAGCCTAATGTAGCGATCACATTGGGAAAGCCAGCCTGATGTATCTTAACCGCATCTAGACTACCTTCCGTCACTATTACAGAATCGTATTTCTTAGCATTGCAGAGATTGAACAATACCTTCGCACGTTTAAACCCATTAGTATACAGATATCGAGGCTCCTGGTCTTTGTCAATCGCCCTGCCTATCATACCAACCAATTTATAACTCTCATCTCTGACCGGAATAACAACTCTTCTTTTTTTGTCTGAGAAGCACACTTCAAAATACTTTAGCGTGTCCACATCAAACCCTCTATCTGTCAAAGAAGACAACTTATGACTATCTTTTTCGTAGTCTATAGCAAGCCCATCTATTGACAATTCAATATCTTCATCGATATCTACTTTCTTGTTGAGCTTTATTTTCAAGAGATCAGGATTGATAACCTTGCTCTCTATGACATCTTCATTGAGTAGTCTTCTATGGAGTTGTCTGTAATTTCCTTTTGCCCCGCAAGATGGATTAAAACATTGCCACAATCCAGTTTTAGTATTAACATAGCAAGACGCACTATCCGTATTTCTATGAAACGGACAATAAATTGCAATCTCTTCAATGCCCTGGGCTTGAACATTAACGTTGGCCCTGTCAAGCAGCTTTTGGATATCTTCTAACATGCTTGAAACATCAACTTAAAGGTATACAAATCCTCCCCGTGTATATATTCCAACATCAGTTTAGATTCAACCTCGCGGCCATCATAGAATTCCTGACTGATCATATCCCCAATCCAAGGCTTAAGTCTGTTCAGAGTATTAGGATTCTCAACCACCCCACTAACCATCGGGTTATCACCTTCAAACTCCAAAAATTCACTAATACGATGATAGTCACTCATGCTAGATCCCATTCTTCCTTCCAATCCCCTGTATCCAAATTCCAACGAAGATAGAAGCCGAAATGAGTTGCCCGTCTAACCTTTCTGCTTACAATCTGGAATACCTCAGAATTGTATTCTCTATGTATTGCCAACACTAAGTCTGCATCATAAGCCAACTGCTTAGACCAGGCAACCTCTTCCAATTCTGGTGGACGTTCCGAATGCCCATCTGCCATAGTGACAGCAGCGACATCTATAATAGGCACAGAATTCTTTACAGCCATCCTCTTGAATGCCTTAGAAAGATTCTTAGCCTTCTCAGTCTCATTCCTAGCGCCACTAGCGTCGTCGAACAAACCATGATAATCAAGAATAACCATATCAGGCTTATATTGATCGATCTTAGCCTGAACCATATGCTGATCAGCCGTATCCATTCCCTCTGTAGTTACAACATGAATCGGATGCTTGCCAGCATACGTTTCCTTTGCCCAAGCTTTATAATTATCAACAATGCCTGGGTTTGCAGTTACCAAATCCGTATTAGAGAAATGACCTTCACCATTATTTAGCAACGTATCAATACGCTGAGCTTCCTGCTGTTTGTTCATCTCTAATGAAATGACCAGAGGGGTATAACCAGCACGCCAAGCATTTACGGCAAACAACCGGGCAACAAAAGATTTGCCAACCCCAGTCCAACCAAGCAGAACAACGAAGTCCCCGGGCTGCCAGCCTCCAAAAATCTTGTCCATTATTGAAATACCACTAGGCACTCCAATAATATGCCTATTCTTTTCCTTTGAACGCTTGAGAAGATCTTCAAACCTATCTTCCCATTCTTCAACAAGATTGGAGTCTTTCAATGAAGAGCTAACCTTAATGAGTTCACTAGCCCTAGACATTAGATACCCAATTGCCTCTTTAGGTCCAGCATCTTCAACTAAGTCATTGCTTCTTGACAAAGCAGTTCTAACCTGTTGTGATAATGACTCTTTATGAGCAACATCAATATAATATTGCAGCGGTTCTGTTACGTGATATACCTCGAAGTCTGGAAAATGGTGCTTGATAGTTTCCGAAGACGGAACTTTCTTATGTGACTCATAATGGTCCGCAATAAAGGACCAAATATCCTTTTGCTCAACAAATACATTCTTGACGTTTTCTGTCCCGCATAAAGCGAAATCACCATCAGTCACAATGGCATTGAGTAATTTAGTTTCGTAATTCAATTTGACTCCATCTTAAGTCTAGTTTGCTCAACAATTTCCTTGAATCTCTTTTTAGATTGTTCTTCAAATTTAGACCTTTCTATTAAGTCTTTAGATTTCAAAGCAAAATCAAAAACCAAAACAGCGCCATATGTGTCAGTAACAAACTTACTAACAGCATATTTCAACTCTTCGTAATCAAAATGCTCAACCAGGCTTTTAGCAACCTGCTCCTGCCTTGGCGGATCTGGAACAAACAACTTGCCATGTTCATTACACTTCTCCTGAAAGAAGTCTATCAAATCCTGCCCAGTTTGTTTCTTCGCCATCATCAACCTCCTTCCACAGCAACTCGAGTCTATCAAATTCACTGGTCCCAGCAAGGACTCCTATAGGAATCTCATTATCATCATACTGCCCTATCATATATGCAGCACAATTTAATATTACTGGACACTCCATGCAGAGACTTTTAGCGTACTCAATCTCCGCTTCGATATAACTCAACCAATAATGGCTACGGGCATTTGCGTTACACAAAGCACCGTCCAACTGTGGCATGGTTATTCCTTATCTAATTCAGAGAGTTTTGCCTCGATCTGTTCGTCAACCTTTTGCCAGAGTTGTGCCCACACCGTATCATTGTCAACAACGTCGGTTCTAACCTCAGCTCCAGCATCAAGCCTCAAGGACTCGTAGTTTCCTAAGTTCTTTGTGATGCCCAATGACACCCAAATCTTACCTTCTTTATGGTTATCACTCATTAAAATTCTCCAATGCTCTTTTACTCTTTTGATTTAGGTCCCTTATTCTGGACCTAAGTTCTCTACTGGTTATATTCTTTTTAGACGGACGGCCCGGGGGCTTCCGCTCTGAGAAGAATGATAGCATATCCGCAACATCATTCTGCGTATAAACCCTCCAATTCTTCAAACCGGAGTCTCCACCGACTCGTTTTGGTGGGGATAAGTGGCCAAGACGCTCGTACCTTCTAATTGTATCAGGCTTCCTCTGAACAATCTTGGCCACTTCCCCTATTGTATAAACTCGCTTCAAAAATAGATACGCATTATCTAATGGTATCTCAAGGATATCTTCAGAAGCCAGTTGTTTGATCTTAACCTTATTAAACTTTTTATGAATAGATAAAACCTTCACCAGATCAGGTCCATAAGCATAAACCTTATTAGGTGATACTTTAAAGTTCAAAGCGATCAGCCTTATCTACTATTTCTCTAAGGCTAGCTTTAGTTGCATTTTGCCATACATCTCCTGGTATATCCCTCGACCAACCGCAACCCATACAGGTTAAATCAATATATGTCGATTTTGCTATACCATTGGAGAGTATTCTTCCATTACATTTTCTACAATGAACGCCAGCCTTTTCCATTACTAACCCTTCGGAAGAGTGGCAGCAGTGCCGCCATCGCCAACCTGAGTAGCAACAATGCTCTTCAGAACGGAAATTCCTGCACCTACAGCAGCAACACTCGCAGCCTTTGCGCTGGCCATATCGCCAACAGTAAAGACAGCAAGGAAAGCTTGCGCTGCAGTCCAGATAGCCCTCTCAAGAGCATCTTTAATAAAAGTTGAATTTAACATTTTTCTCCTTTAATCTAGCCAGCAAGTGTATTCAGCCGTAACTATCCCATTTTCAG